CGCGGGAATTTCACCTGCGCCTGCAGGCCGATGCCGGTGCCGACGACGTTGTTGACGACGATGACCTTCGCGCGCTTCGCGTAGCTCGCATCACGCACCAGGGCGCGCGAGCGGCCGCGCATGCGCTGCAGGCCGCCGATCAGCTCGGCATCGGCGGAGCTGTTCGACCCCTGCCAGCCGGCCGTGAGCCGCCCGCCCGCCGCGGCGTGGTAGCTGCGCAGGCTCAGCCGCGGCACGCCCCCTGCAGCGGCCCCTGGCGCGATCCAGCCGGCCACCCGGGCGCGGAAGCGGTCGAAGGCCCCCATCAGCGGCCGAACCTCGCGAACAGCCGACGCGGATTGCCCAGGCCGCGGGCGACGGAGTCGAAGCTGGCCTCGTCTTGCACCAGCTTGCGCCAGTACTCAATTTGCTGCACAAAGTCCTTCGACGTGCGGAACCACATCTCCCGGCCGCCGATGGTGTAGCGTTGCACCAGCCCCTGGCCGTTGACGACGTAGTCCTTGAACGCCGCCTCCAGCTCCTCGAGGATCACCCGGGCATTCGACCGCGCCTCGAGGCCCGCCAGCTGGGCCGGCAGGTCGGGCTTCACGGTGATGGTGCCGCTGTCGACCGTGTAACGCTCGCCGGCCTTTTCGACGTAGGCCGCCCACGCGTAGGTGCCGGGCGACCAGCCGTCGGTGGTCGTGGCCGGCACGTTGACCAGGTGGTCGGCGCCCGAGGCCGTCGCGACGATGTCGATGTGCCCGGCGACGTTGATCAGCCGATAGGACAGCGTCCAGCCGTCGGAGGCCGGATAGTCGCCCAGCGACCGCGTCCATTTGACGGTGTCGCCGGCAACGACGATAGAGGGTTCCTGGGTCGGGACAGGGGCGGCCATGTCCCTTATTCGATCAGCCTCCCGCGGACATTTTCACCCCCAAAATGTCCGCGCCGATGTCAGCAGTGCGGCACCGCCGACACCGCGCGCACCCCCGGGTGTGCTACCCGCGCCCGATGCGCCGCACCTGCCGCTCGGACAGCCCGAGGTGCCGGCCGATGTCCCGGGCGCTGGTGCCGGTGGCCAGCGCCTGGCGGATGGCGTCGGCGCTGGGCGACGGCCGGGCGCCGACGTACACGTATTGCCCGCCCCACTCCCGCCGCACCTGGCGCTCGATCTCGCTCAGCTCGCGCACCTGCTGGTGGCCCAGCCGGGCCTGGATGCGCGCGATCAGGTCTGCCACGACGTCCGCCATCTCATCGCCTCCACTTGGTCGCAAAGCCACCCGGCCGCCGCAGCGGCATCGCCCGCGCCGGCGCAGAGGCCGGCGTGGCGGGAACTGGTAAGGATTCCTTGTCAGTTGCCGCCGGCACTTCTGCATCGGCCGCCACCGGCTCGGCCGCCGGCGCGGCTGCGTCGAACAGGTCGCGGGTCTCGACCCGCGACATCCACTTCTGCCAGTCCGCCTCGCGCCAGCGCTCCAGCCCCGCCCAGTGCGCCGCCGCCAGCGCGTAGACGGCGCAGTCCAGCGCCTCGTTGCGCCGCCCGGCCGGCTTGACCCACTCCAGCCGCGGCCGCCCCTTCACGTAGCGGCTCACCAGGCGCTCGGCCGTCAGCTGCTCGAACACCTCGGGCGGCAGCGACTTCGGCAGGTGCACGTAGCCGGGCCCCGGCGTCGCAGTGCGCAGGCGGCCGTAGATCTCCGCCTTCGCGGTGTCGGTGCCGATGGGCCACAGCCGCACCCCACGCTTCGCTCGCTCGCCGCGCCAGTTGATGTCCTGTTCCGTGGGCTTGCCCAGCACCGCCCGACCCGTCTGGCTCGAGCCCTTCACCGCGTGCACGTGCTCGCGCAGGTGGGCCCGGGCGTAGCGGTACACCGCCTGCGTGTGATGGCCACCGGAGTCGACCATCACGGCCAGCAGCGGCACCGTTCGCCCGCTCGCGTGCGGGATCGCGCGACGGCGGTGCTCGGTCAGCGCCCGCCACGGACTGTCGGCCGCTTCCTCCTCGATGGCCGGGTCGCCGTACACGACCAGGCGGTCGACCAGCTGGCGCTCCATGCCGCGGCCCCAGGCCCAGGTGTAGGCCTCGATGCGATCGGCCTGGACGTCGACGCCCATGGTCGCCACGCAGTGGCCCCAGGTGACCGTCCCCAGGGCGATGTCTTCCGCCCTCCGACGCAGCGCGTGCTCGTCGGCCTTGTCGCCTTGCTCCTCGAAGGTCTCCGCCAGCCGCGTGTTGATGAACACCCGCAGCAGCGTAATGTCGCCAGACCGCGCCGCGACCATCGCCGCGTGCCACTCCATCACCAGCTCGGACCAGGACACCCAGCCCAGCGGACTGTAGAGGCTCGACAGGTGGAAGCCGCGCACCCGTCCGCCTGCGGCTCCCGGCACCTGCGCCACCCAGCGCCCCGCCGCCAGCATCGCAGGCTTGTGGTGCTCGCGGATCTCAGCCGCACAGTGCCGGCACACGTAGCGCACCGAGCTGGGCTCGGGCGTGCCGTCGCCGTGGCTGCTCCACTTGATGCCATACGGCAGATCGGCACCCCACTCCAGCGCCTGGTGCTCGCCGCAGTGCGGGCACGGCACCTCGTAGCGGCAGCGGTCGCTCGCCAGGTAGGCCGCCTCGATGCGGGAGAAGTCCCGCGTCGTGGGCGTCGAGGTCTTCAGGCGCTTGCGGCGGGCGAACGTGGTCTGCCGGGCCTCGGCCAGCTTGATCGGGTCCCCTTCTCCGTCGGCATCGAGCGGATAGGCGTCGATTTCGTCCAGAAACAGGTCTCTGACCGGCATTGAGCGCAACCCTGCCGCCGAATTCGCCCCTGCGATGGCCAGAAAGCCCCCTGCGAACTCCTTGAGCAGCGTGGTGTTCGCGTCGTCGCGGCTGCGGTTCTCGCGCACCTTCCGACGCAGGACCTCCGACTCCTCGATGGCCGGCGTGAGCCGCTGCCGGGAGTAGTTCTTGGCCATGTCGATGGTCGGCTGCACCACCATCACGGGGCCCGGGTTCACGTCGATCAGGTAGCCCAGCCAGCTCGTGCCGATCGTGGTCTTCGAGGTCTGCGCACCCCACTGCAGCACCACTTCCTCGACCGGGCTGTGCCGCGACAGGCAGTCCATCACCTCGGCCGCGTAGGGCGTCCGCGCCACCCGGTACGGCCCGGGCTCCGAGGAGTCCTTGCCCGACAGCACCCGGTTGCCCTCGGCCCACTGGCTCACCGACAGCCGTGACGGCGGCGACATGAACTCGCGCCACAAGTCGTCCCACAGCTCGTCGGCGTCGAGCAGCCCCCACTCCTCACGCGCTCCCATCGTGACCTCCGTTCACCAGCTGGGCCAGCACCTGCGCCAGCTCCTGCTGCAGCAGCTCGTCGATGCGCCCCGCGTCCGTCTCTGCCGCCAGCACCGGTGCGAGCCTGGCGGGCAGCTGCAGCAGCGCATCACGCAACGACGCCAGCTTCCTGGACTGGGCGGCCCGGACGTCTGCCGCACGCACCAGCTCGCCAACGGCCCGCCGGTATTCCAGCTCCGCCAGCTTCGCGTGAAACGCTCGTTCCTGCGCCTGCGCTTGCCGGTAGATGGCGTCGACCTTGCCACCATCGCCAGCCGCCGCAATCGGCGTGCTCGGCTGTCTTCCCGGTTGCGCGTTCGCCCCGTTGCGCGCCTTCGAGAGGTCCGCCGTGTTTCGGATCAGCTTGTCCGTCAGAGGAAAGTCCACCAGCTTTTTGCCGTCGATTTCACGCTCAACCAGCCGACCTTGATGCCCGAGCTTTGTCACGTAGGCGGCCGAGGCCTTGATGTGCGCCGCATACTCGCCGCGCGTGCCGTGCTCTCGGCCATCGTGGACGATCATCATGTGGCCTCAGCGGCCACCTCCGCGAACGTCCGGCCCGTGGACTCGAGCACCGCCGCTTTGCCGGTGAACTGCTGCCAGCGCTCGACGATGACGTCGCAATAGCGCGGGTCCAGCTCCATCAGCAGAGCAACGCGGCCGTTCTTCTCAGCCGCAATCAAAGTCGTGCCGGAGCCTCCGAATGAGTCCATCACTCGGTCGCCGACGCCGGTGTTGTTGAGCATCTGGTACTCGAACAGCGCCACCGGCTTCATGGTCGGGTG